CCAAATAATTTTGTGACAGGATATTAGCAATATGGCAAACTTATTTGACGCAGACAATGCACCCAAAGAAGTACCAAGAAGCATTGTCATCGGTGATTTAGTTCAATTCAAGCTAACAGAATATTCAACGGATTATGCAAACACGGCTCACACCATGACATTCATGGCTCGATCCGGTGAGGGTGCAAATGTTGAATTTAGTATTGTGGCATCTAACAGCGGTGATGACTATTTATTTTCTGCCAGTAGTTCGGCAACATCAGCTTTTGTGGCCGGACTTTATCATTATCAGATTGAAATTCTTGAAACCAGTTCTAACAATCGACTTATTCTTGATCAGGGTGAATTAGACGTTACTGTTGATCTTGACGTTAATGCTGTTGATCCAAGAACTCATGCCGAAAAGATGCTGCAAAAGATCGAGGCTGTACTTGAAAATCGTGCAGATGCAGATGTGTCCAGTTATAGTATTGCCGGACGATCTTTAACTAAAATGTCACCAGAAGAGTTATTGACTTGGCGCAATAATTACAGACGCGAGGTCAAAGCGTATAGGCGTAAACTTGACGTAAAGCATGGTCGCAAGACGTCATCTACTATTTTAATGGGGTTCTGAAATGGGATTGTTAGATTTCTTATCTTTTCGAAATGAACAGTCCGATGGACAGGTTAGCAAACGGAGCCGCAGACGATTAAGACAATATGCCGGAGCAAATCAGGGCAGATTATTTGCTGATTTCGTAGGTTCTAGTTTTTCGGCAGATAGCGAACTAAGAAACAGTTTGCCGGTGTTACGGAACAGAAGCCGTGATTTGGCACGGAATAACGAATACGCAAAACGCTTTCTAAACCTGATTAAAACTAATGTTGTCGGTGAAAAGGGTTTCACTGTCCAGGTCAGAGCAAGGAATGATGATAGGTCGTTAGATGCAGCCGGAAATACTATTTTGGAGAATGCTTTTCGTTCTTGGGGTAGGATGGGAAATTGTGACGTAACTGGCCGAATGTCTTGGCTAGATGCTCAACGATATGTCGCTGAAACTTTAGCGCGAGATGGTGAGGTTTTTGTAAAGTTTGTGCAAAACAGGCGTTATCGTGATGGTTTCTCTTTGCAGTTTATTGAAAGTGATTTGATTGACGAAGGCAAAAACGGCAAGGCTGATAATGGCAACTCGATCCGGATGGGTGTTGAAATAGATGAGTTTCACAAGCCTGTTGCATATTATGTTCTTACTTCACATCCTAATGACAGCCTTAATTTTAGCACAAAGGCCGAAAGAAAGCATATTCGTGTTCCGGCTAGAGAAATGTTACATTTATTCATACCTCAGAGGACGCACCAAAGCCGTGGAGAACCGTTTATGGCTCCGGCTATTGCTTCACTCAAAATGTTGCATGGGTATCGTGAAGCTGAGTTGATAGCTGCTAGAGCGGCAGCCGCAAAGTTTGGTATCATCACAACTCCGGACGGTGATGAGTTTATTGGCGATGATGAGACTGAAGATGAAGTGCCAGTGATTGATATGGCTCCGGCTTCTGTCTATCAGTTGCCAAGTGGCCATGATTTCAAGATGATTGATCCGGCACATCCAACATCAGCATTTGCAGCATTTGAAGAAGCTGTCTTGCGAGGGATCGCATCCGGTCTAAATGTCAGTTATACAAGCCTATCAAACGATTTGAAGGGCGTATCTTATTCTTCTATTCGTCAAGGCACGATTGAAGAGCGTGACCATTATAAAACATTGCAGTCATTCATCATTCAGCATTTTTGTGAGCCAGTGTTTCGTGCTTGGCTCGATAGTGCGCTGACGTTTGGTAATATTCCCATTCCTGTCAATAAATTCGACAAATTCAGCGATAATATCCATTTTAGAGGGCGTGGTTTCTCTTGGGTTGACCCACAAAGGGAAATCAATGCGAATGTCACAGCCTTATCAAATGGCATCATAAGCATGAATGATATTGCTGCAAATTATGGGCGAGATGTTGAAGAACTATTTGCACAAATCCAATCAGACAAAGAAATGGCTGAAAGATATGGTTTGAGCATGGCATTTGAACCGTTTGGCCAGAAAGCACCGGCACAACCTGAAGTGAGCGATCCAGATGGCGACATATAAACCGACACAAGCAATGAAAGAAGATGCCCAACGCGGTTTAGATTGGCGACGCGAGTTTGGGCGCGGTGGCACGGCTGTCGGTATTGCTAGAGCAAGGGATATTGTGAACGATAAAGAACTTTCAGAAGATACAGTGATTAGAATGTACAGCTTTTTTAGCCGACATGAGGTTGATAAACAGGCTGAAGGATTTAATCAGGGTGAAGAAGGCTATCCGTCAAATGGCCGCATTGCTTGGGCTTTATGGGGTGGCGATGCCGGTTTTAGGTGGTCAAAGAATATTCGCGATCGTTTGGAGAAAGAAGAGAGAGCGGTTCGAGAAATCACTGATGCTGTTCGTGAAGGTTTACGCAATAAAGTCAAAGATCATAATGAAAAGGTGGGTAGCGCATCCACCAAAAGAACTAATTTAAGAACACTATCAGCGGTATTCAATAGAGGGATTGGAGCATATAAAACCAATCCGGAAAGTGTCCGGCCAAGCGTCAACAGCCCAGAACAGTGGGCATATGCTAGGGTAAACAGCTTTCTTTATGCGTTAAGAAATGGTAAATTCAGATCAGGAAAACATGACACTGACTTATTGCCTAAAGGTCATCCAATGAGTTCGAAGAGAGGCGAAGATATGGCAGACGATTTATTTGAAGAAATGGAAGAACGTCATATTGTTGACATTCAAGAAACAGATGACGCTTATGTTATTACATATGCAAAAATCCATGATGATGATGAAGAAGAAATGCAAGAAGAGCGTTTCAGCCGTGAAGATATGGAAAAGCGTTATCATTACATGGACAAAGAAGATAAGGCAATTGATGTAGATGCCAGACGCGTGAAAGTCGGAGTTTCTACGGAAGAGCCAGTGGAAAGATCATTTGGATTAGAGGTCATCGATCATACTAAAGAAAGTATGCAACTGGACTTCTTAAACAGTGGACGCGCACCATTATTGCTAGATCATGACATGGAAAAGCAAATCGGTGTGGTCGAAAGGGTTGAACTCGATGAAGATGCGCGTCGTCTACGCGCAGAAGTGCGTTTTGGAAAAAGTGCCTTAGCTTCTGAAGTGTTCGATGATGTTACTGATGGCATCAGACAAAACATCAGTGTAGGTTATCGAATTGATGGCCGAATAAATCGTGATGACGATCCGGAGGACTATTATCGGGTTGCCACCACACCTATGGAAATCAGCATCGTTTCAGTACCGGCAGATCAGTCAAATCTGGTGGGTGTTGGCCGATCTGTTCCGGCAGAACCTAAAACTCAACCATCTATGGAGGATGTAACTATGACTGAAGAAGTCAAAAATGACATCAATCTGGATGCTGTTAAAGCTGAAGCAGTGAAGGCAGCAAGAAAGAATGATGCAGAAATCCTGAATATCGCAGCGAAACACAATATGCGCGATTTAGGGAATGAAGCGATTGCAAAGGGCATGAGCGTGGATGCGTTCCGTGGCTCACTACTAGACGCAATCGGTGACAAGCCGCTTGACGTAGCTCCGTCAGTTGTTGACGCACCCGTTAAGGAAAAACGTCAATATTCACTAGGCCGAATGGTTCAAGCGCAAGTAACTGGCGATTGGAGAAAAGCCGGTTTTGAGCGTGAAATGAATGATGAAATTGCGAAACAAGTTGGACGCGATGCGGAAGGGATTTACGTTCCAGATTTCGCATGGCAACAGCGTGGTCCGTTATCAACAGCGGCAACTGGTGCGACAGGTTCAGAAGTTGTATTTGATGACTTCGTACCAACTGCACATCGCGGAGATATGTTCATTGAAGCACTCAGAGCGCAACAAGTTCTTAGCGGTCTTGGCACAACATACATGACAGGCTTAACTGGCCGTATCAAAATGCCGAAAATGGCAACTGGTGCAAATGCTGCATTCGTTGAGGAACTAGGCGATGTCACTGATGGAGCCGGTACAGACGGTGGTGTAACATTGCAGCCTAGAACAATGGGCGCATTTGTTGACTTGTCACGTTTGTTAATGATGGAAAGCGTTCCGGCTATCGAACAGGTCATCCGTGATGATTTGCTTCGTTCAGCGGCAGACAGAACGGAGTTTCATGCTATCCAAGGCTCAGGCTCATCAGGACAGCCGACAGGCATCTTGAACACATCAGGCGTGAATGACCTTGATATTTCAGCGAATACTGATGTTGCTGCATTAACTTGGGCTGACTTAGTTGGTCTTGTAAAACTGGTTGAAGAGGATAACGGTGTTGTTAATGGTAACGCTCTTGGCTTCTTAACACATCCATCTGTTAAAGCGAAAATGGCACAAACTGTCAGAGTTGCATCAACAGATAGTGTAATGTTGTTAAATGATCCTTGGAACCAGATTTATGGTTATCCGGCAGCATTCAGTTCAAACGTGCCGACAACACTTGATCCAGGTGATGGCGGCAGTGATGCGGCTGCTATGATTTTCGGTGATTTCTCACAGTTAATCATTGCATCGTTTGGCGCACCATCAATCCTAGTTGATCCATACACAGGATCAAAAGCCGGAACCGTTAGAATGGTTCTACATGCTGAACTAGACGTTGGTGTAAGAAACGCGGTCAGCTTTGCAATCACAAACGAAATTGACCACTCTTAATAAGTTAATCGGTGGGGCAGAAATGCCCCATCATCCTTAAAAGGAAGGTAATATTATGAAGGTAAAGATTTTGCAGAAGTGTTTCACTGGACACGGTGGTAACATGATGGCCGGTGAAGAACATGACTTGCCAGATCGCACAGCCGAAAAGTTAATCAAACGCGGTTATGCTGAAGCAGCGACAGGGGCTAAACCAAAGGCTAAAACAGCCAAGAAATCCACTCGATCAGTCGGGTTGAAGAAGTCAGAAGAAAAGTTAGAAACGCCTGAAAGTGATAAGTAATGGCAATAGGTTTTGCAAATGATCTGCTTTCATTGTTTGCGATTGAGGATTTTGCGACAACAGCAACTTATCAATCGGCTGATCTTATCGGCATATTTGACAATGAAACAGTGCCAATGGATGCCGGTGGAACTGCACAAGTCCATCAAGAGCAACCGCGTTTCACTTGCAGAACCACAGACGTTTCTAGCATAGCCGCAGGGCAAACTCTGGTGGTTAATTCAGCCACTTATAACATCATTGCTTGGCTGCATGATGGAACTGGCGTGACCACTATCCAACTTGAGAAACAATAGATGGCACACGTTAGACAGCAAATAAGGGATCGAGTAGCGGCAACACTAACATCAGCGGTTTCCCTAGTAAGCAGTCGTGTCTTTACGACTAGAGTGCATCCTTTAAATGAAGCATTACTTCCGGCAATCAGTGTTTATACTGGCAGCGAAAGCAGTGAACGCTATACAGCCGGAGTGACAGATATGAACCGCGAACTGTCATTGGAGATTGATGTCTATGTTAGGGAGACAGCTAGTTTCGATGATGATTGTGATGCGATAGCGGTTCAGGTTGAAGAAGCAATGGCCGGTGATTTCACTATCAATGGACTTGCCAAAAGTTCGGTGCTAACTTCAACGGAAATTCAGTTTGATGGGGAAGCCGATCAAATTTTAGGTGTGGCAAAGCTGACTTATCAGGTCAGATATGTTACAGCTCTGAATGATGTGGAAACAGCCAAGTAAGGAGTTTTAATTATGGCTACATATTTCGGATCAGATGGAAGCGTGAAGTTAGTAACTTCTGGCGGTTCTGTCGCAACTATCGGTGAATTGTTAAATTGGACAGTCACCATGACTACAGATGCAGTTGAAACCACAAGCATGGGTGACACAAGTCGAACATTCCAAAAGGGTTTATCAACAGGCACGGCATCAATGTCACTTTACTTAGACCCAGATAACGCGGTTCAACAGGATTTACTTCAAGGCGATAGCGTTGATTGCGAATTTTACGTTGAAGGTACAGACAGTGGCGATACAAAATACACAGGCACTTTTATCGTTACTTCTGTCGAGCGTGGAGCAACTTTAGACGGTATTGCAACATTGAACAGCGAGTTGCAGTTGACAGGCGCATTAACAATCGGAACGGTCTAATCAGATGTCAATAGCTGAAAAGATAGCGGCAAAAAGGGCAGAAAAGGAACTTGGTTCTTTCGAAGTTGAAGAATGGGGTGAAGAGGATAAACCTCTAACTCTGTTCTTCACTGATGTCGCTGCAAGGGATATGTCCAAAATACAAAAGAAGCATAAAGACTTCATTAATAATCCAACTATGGATGCGATGGTTGATATGATCATCCTGAAAGCACTCAACAAAGACGGAGAAAAGGCTTTCGATGTTGGCGATAAATTTATATTAATGGGTGAGCCATTAAATGTTATTGCAAAGGTTTTCGGTGCTATATTTGAAAGCGTATCGGTAGAGGAACAGGAAAAAAATTAAGGAGCGATCCATTCCGTTATAATTTAGTTTCATTAGCTGAGTTATTACACAAGACGATTGAAGAAGTAGAGCAAATAAGCGTTTCGGAATACAATGAGTGGATCGCGTACTTTAATATAAAACAGGAGCGAGAAGAAAAAGATGGCAGTTGAAAAACTCACGTTTGAAATGAACGCTGTCGGGAATGCCGTTCCTGAAATGAAGAAAGTCCAAGCGCAACTTGGCAATGTAAGCAAATCGATGCAAACAGCAACGGCATCCATGAGAACTCATGCGGCAGCCGGAAGGATGGTAGCCAGGTCACAAGGCAACTTAACTAGAAACCTTGGTATGGCATCGCTACAGTTTCAAGATATTGCGGTTCAAGCGTCAATGGGAACTAGCGCATTGCGGATTATGACAATGCAAGGTCCACAATTAGCATCTGTTTTCGGCCCTAAAGGTATGATTGTCGGTGCATTAATTGCTGTTGGTGGTGCATTGTTCATGATGCGTGACAATACAGAAAAGACTAGCTTTGAATTTAAGAAGTTTGGTGCAGCAATCCGAAGTTCTATGGAGCCTTTAGCACCTCTTTTTGAAACTGTTAAGAAAGTATTCACAGCATTCAAAGAGGCAGGGTTAAGTGTTGTAAACGGATTGATAAGGGGCTTTCAGTTTCTAGCCGCAATCGTTGCGGCAGTTTTACAAAGGGTGAATGATCGAGTTGAAAGCGCAAAACTCAGATTAATGGCTTTAGGCAAAGCAACACAAGCATTTTTTCAAGACATAAAAGATTTGGCAAGCATGGGAGAGGAGCCATTCGAGGGTGGCACTTTTATGGTCAAAATCGGTGATGAATTGAAAATGGCTACCACTCAAGCGGAAGCATTTAGATTGCAGTCTCAAATGTTGTTTCATGATGCCGGTGAACTCAATAAAAAAATGGAGGATCAAGGCCACGTTTTTGATCTTGTCAGAAAATCAATGGCTGATGTCACTAAAATTGATATAAGAGACTTCTTTACAAAAAGCACAGAAGCGGCAGAAGAAGCATTGAAAAAACTGCAAGAGCGAACACAAGGATTTGCCGACAGCATGAAGTCATCATTCGAGGCCGGTTTTATGTCTATGGTGGACGGCACAAAGTCAGTCAAAGATGCTTTCCGACAGATGGCCATCGACATCATAGCGCAACTTTATCGGGTGCTAGTTGTCCAACGGATTGTCGGGTCATTCGATGCGGTAGCCGGAACAGGAACCGGAATAGTTGGCGGTATTATGAGATTAGCCGGTGGTTTTTTTCGTGCAAACGGAGGTCCGGTTTCTGGCAATAAACCTTATATTGTTGGTGAACGAGGGCCGGAAATGTTCATACCTAATCGATCCGGCACGGTTATCCCAAATAAAAACATGGGTGGCGGTGGTGTGACTGTCAACCAAACTATCAACGTGACTACTGGCGTTCAACAGACTGTCAGGAATGAAATACAAACATTGCTTCCACAGATTGCCGAAGCTAGTAAGGCGGCTGTCTTGGATGCTAGAAGAAGGGGTGGCAGTTTTGCCAATGCGTTCTAATGGCTATCACATATCCTTTAGCATCACCAACACACGTTAAACCGTCCAACATTACATTCAGGGCGGTCAACACGGTTGGCATGAGTATGTCTCCATTCACCTATCAACAACAGGTGGTGGCTCATGCAGGGCAAAGATGGGAATGTGATGTTACCCTTCCGTCAATGGCTAGAGCCGATGCAGAGCAATGGGTTGCTTTTCTTGTTAGCCTGAGAGGTCAGTTTGGTACATTTACACTTGGAGATCCTGTCGGGGCTTCTCCCAGAGGTTCAGCCGGAGGCACTCCACTGGTCAACGGAGCGAGCCAGATAGGCGGCACTTTAAATATTGATGGTTGCACAGCCTCACAAACAGGATGGCTAAAGGCAGGGGATTACATTCAATTAGGTACAGCCGGAAGTGCTACACTTCATAAAGTTTTAGCTGATGCTGATAGCAACGGATCAGGCGAGGTTTCATTGGACATTTGGCCTTATATACGAACTGCTCCATCTGATAATGCTACGGTGGTAGTAACTAACACAATCGGACGTTTTCGCTTAGCAAGTAATGAACAGAATTGGAATATAAATGAGGCTTCCATTTATGGCTTAACCTTTGGCGGCATTGAGGCGATATAATGGCCAGAAATGTTATATCAACCATATTAAATAAATTAGATGATGCTGAAGTTTCTCCGTTTTATGCTGTAGAGCTTTTTTTTGATACCGATACTGTTCGCGTTTGGACAGGATACGGAGATATAACTATAACGGTCGCAAATAGTCGAACTTACAGCGGTGTCGGAGATCTTTTATCTATTTCAGATGTAGAGGAAAGTCAGGATATAAGCGCAAAAGGAATTAACTTAACATTAAGTGGTATTCCATCAAGTTTATTAACTCATGCTCTAAACACTCCTTATCAGGGAAGACTTTGTAATGTTCATTTCGGTTTTATAGATTGGTCAAGTCCTGCAAATCAGAATGGAATGTTAATTTTTACTGGTTATATGGACACGATGGTTATTGACGAAGGGCCAGAAACATCAACGATAGTCACATCTGTTGAAAGCAGATTAATCGATTTAGAACGTCCTAGAAATCGCAGATATACGGCAGAAAACCAGAAGCAAAGGTTTGCAGGGGATAAAGCATTTGATTTTGTTGAAAGCCTCCAAAACCAACGATTGCAATGGGGTGGCGGTGGCTGATGCGTGTTCCAAATTGGGATATTAAGTTAGCTGAGTATGTGAACAGCTTGCAAGATTATCCTTTTATATGGGGCGAAAACGATTGTCTCACTTTTGTAAATAAATGTGCAGAAGTTATAAGAGGACAGAGTTTTGCAGATGATTGGTTAGGTGATTATACGACAGCAACAGGTGCATTTCGCAAATATAGAAAACTTCTATATACCCAAGAATATGACACTGTTATTGATATGTTAGATGATAGATTAGAAAGGTTCACCGGAAGATTTCCACCAAGAGGATCAATAGTCGGGCGTCCAGTGGATCAAACAATCGGGATCATGCCGGTTTTGCTTGGAGTTGTTACAAGTGATTTAGCGGCTTTCTTAGGTGATGATGGCATGGTATTCTCTACATTAGACGAGAATGATTTGTTCTGGAGTGTTGAATAATGGTTCAGCTATTCACATATGTTGCAGGAGCCGTATTAGGAGCAGCAGGAGCCGCAACAGTTGTCGGTACAATTACGGTTGCAACTGTTGTAGGATATGCAGCCGCTACTATTGTCACCTCATACGCTATCAATGCTCTTACTAAAAAGGCACAAAAGAAGGCACAAGCCGCAGCCGCATCAGTACAAGCTGCTCAAAAGGGTTATGGAACAAATATCAACGCTGTAGCTCCGGCTTCAGATCATGCAATTATATACGGTCAACACCGTGTCGGTGGTGTTATCTTTTATCGTTCCATAACAGACGATCAGAAATATCTGCACACATTATTGGCTTTAGCAGGGCATGAATGTGAAGAGATTGGCCAGATTTATGCTGATAATGTACCTTTGACGTTGGACGGTAATGGGTTCGTAACTAACGATGCTTTTCAAATCAAAGATGCTGATGGCAGCGTTATTAATTCAGCAATACGAATTAACAAGCATTTAGGAACAGACAGTCAAGCGGCTGATGCTGATTTGGTTGCCGCAGATAGCGCATGGACAACAGCACATCAGGCAAAAGGCATCGCATATATTTATATAAGGGCTGAGTTTGACACCAGTATTTTCCCTCAAGGCTTGCCGGTATTCAGCGCAATCGTAAAAGGTAAGAAAGTATTCGATCCAAGAACATCAGCAACAGCATGGTCATCAAATGCTGCTTTGTGTTTAAGAGATTATTTAGTATCAGATTATGGTCTTGGGGTTGATACATCAATAAATGAAGTAAATGACACTTTATTTTCTGCGGCTGCAAATGTTTGTGATGAAGATGTATCTTTCAAGCAAGCCTCGGTTTTTGGATCTTCAGAAAAGCGTTATACAGTTGACGGATCGTTTGTCACTTCTTTGCCGCCTGATGATATTATTACTGATCTTGTGGCATCGATGGCAGGAACAATATTCTGGAGTCAGGGTCAGTGGGGTGTAAAAGCAGGAGAATTTACATCATCTGTATTAGCACTCGATGAAGACGATTTAAGAAGTAACTTACAAGTTAGCACTCGCAATAGTCGCAGAGATAATTTTAACGCAGTTTCAGGTATGTTTGCAGGGCGATTAACAGATTATCAACCGACAGACTATCCACCAATTACATCTAGCGTCTTTGAAACCGTTGATGGCGGTGAGAGGGTGATACAAGATATTCCGTTGCCGTTTACATCGACATCATCAAGGGCGCAAAGGATTGCAAAGATTGCTTTATATAAGAACCGTGAACAGCTAACCTTATCTGGCACGTTTTCACTTAGAGCATTACAGCTTCAAATCGGTGATATTATTAGTCTGACAAATACAAGGCTTGGATTTAGTAGCAAAACATTCGAGGTTGCTGATTGGCGGTTGGGAATTAGTCAAGATAAAGCCCTAGAGGTCACTATGACTTTGCGTGAAATAAGTTCAGCCGTTTACGATTGGAACGCAGAAGAAACAGATTTTGATTTAAATTCAACAACTCTTCCAACCGCAACTCAAGTTCCTACTGTCGGACTTGGCGTTGATTTTGATTTGCGTTTAGTTAATCAAGCAGCCGTTGGTGTTTTAATTATAGACGTAACTGCTAACGAGCCTTTTGCAGTAGAGTTCGAAGCTCAATATAAAAAAACAAGTGACACTAATTATATTTCGGTAGGTAAGCAAAGAAATGGATTGTTTGAGGTAACTGGATTAGGCGATGACCAATATGACGTTAGAGCTAGGGGTTTCAATTCTTTTGGTGCAGCAGGGCCGTTTACAACAATAGCAGGCAGACAATTAACAGCCTTTGCAACTCCTCCAGATAACGTAACAAACTTTACTGGGAACGTAACAGGAAACGCTCTTAATTTATCTTGGACACCTGTTAGCAATGCCGATTTATCGCATTATAAAGTTCGATATTCGTCAGAGACAACTGGCGCAAGTTATCAAAATGCAGTGGATATAGTCGATAAAATTGCTCGTCCTGCAAATACGGCAGTCGTTCCGGCAAAGACAGGAACTTATTTTCTAAAGGCTGTTGATAAGATTGGCGGTGTTTCTGCAACGGCTGCAAGTTTTGTTGTGCTAGTTGACCCTAATAATGTTGAAAACTTTAACGCTATTCAGACTATACAAGAAGATCCAGTTTTTGCAGGAACTAGAACGAACGTCGTGGTGCTAGAGGACGCTGAAAGCGATTATCTGGCTTTGGATACCATAGAGCAATTTGACGCTCAGACAGGCAATTTTGACGATGCTCTAGGCTTATTTGATGGTTTTTCTGGCACAGTTGCAAGCGGTATTTATTACTGGAATAATTCGGTGGACTTTGGCGAGGTTTACACCAGTAGAATTTACCCAAAATTTAAGGTGGATTATTTAGACTATGTTAACGATTTCGACAGTGCCACAGGGAATTTTGATGCTCGTCTTGGAGATTTTGACGGTGACCCTGCCCAGTTTGACGTAACATCAGCTAGTTTTGAATTACGTCACACAAACGATGATCCTTCTGGAACTCCTTCATGGTCTAACTGGCAGCCTTTTATTGTTGCTGACATTACAGCTAGAGCAATGGAGTTCAGGGTAAAGATGACTTGCTCCAATGCAGCGGCTTCTCCGGCTATTAGAGAATTAAGAGCCGAAATAGATATGCCAGAAAGAACACAATCAGAAGTGGACATTACTTTTACTGGAACAAAGAGCGTCACTTTCCCGACTAAGTTTAAGGGTGTTCCGGCTCTTGGAATATCATTGGCAAACTTGGCAGATGGTGAGAGATATGTTATTACGAACAAAACTAGAGCGGGTTTTGATATAGAAATATTTTCTGGTAGTAGTCAAAGCACTAACTCAGTAACACTTGACTATGTAGCAAAAGGATTTGGTAAGGAGATCGTTTAAATGGCTCAACATGATATGAACATAGCTAATCAGGGCTTTCCGGCAACGCGAGCGGATTTGAACAATGCCTTGCAAGCACTAGCAACAAACAATTCTGGCACATCTGCACCAAGCACAACTTTTGCAAATCAGTGGTGGTACGATGAAACAAATAATAAATTGTATATTCGGAATGAAGCGAATAATGCTTGGATACAAGTTGCAGTCTTAGATCAAACAAATAACGAGTGGCAGATAACAACAGGCGTTATTCAAGCTAAAGATAGTGACGGACTTGCTCTTAAAACTGATGATGGAACAACTAGGCTATTTATTCAAGATAGCGATGGAAAAATTGGAATTGGGACATCAAGCCCAAGTCACGAATTAGTTGTGTTTGGCACTGGCGCAGGTAATGCCACTGTACAAATCGAAGGCGAGGGCGGTGCTGATCCACAGATTAACTTTTTAACAAATAACGCAACACATTGGTCTGTGGGTGTAGACGATAGTCGTTTTGATACTTTTAAGATAAATAACCATTCCGCAGTTGGTGAAACAAATGAATATCTATGCGTTGATACGAGTGGAAAAGTAGGTATCAACACGGATGCCATGAGCAATAATCTTAGTATTGAAGGTTCAAGTTATACTTTAATGGGAATGAAAAGAACAACTGGCGTCACAACAGGCACAGGCGAATTTGCAATGCACGTTGAAACTAACAGCCAAGTGAGTATTTCTTATGATGATCAGGGATCAATCGTTTTTGGAACAGCCGGAACGCCAACTACAGCGGCAGGTTTTAGCGAAAAGGTCAGAATTGACGATGGGGGAGCCGTATTTATTGGAACCACAAATTCATCAGTCGCTACTTCTAACAGTGATTATGGAGCAGTAATTACTAACGGAGGGAGGATTTTTTCTACCACAAATGCAGCGCACCATGATTTGAATAGGGCAAGCGGTGATGGAGAACTAATTAGAATAAGACGAGGCGGCAATCAAGTTGGTAGTATTTCTGTTACTAGCTCTGCCACTACTTACAACACTTCTTCCGATTATAGATTAAAAGAAAATTTATCAGATATTTCTGACGGTATTACAAGAGTAAAACAACTATCTCCGAAACGATTTAATTTCATTGCTGAACCAGATACTACAGTTGACGGATTTTTAGCGCATGAAGCGCAAACTGTCGTTCCAGAAGCGGTAACTGGTACTCATGATGGTATGATGGATGAAGAGTATATAGTTTCGGCTCCGACAGGTGATATATACACTCCATCTTCTGATGCAACTTATGACGAGGACGGAAATGAAGTATCAGCGGCAACTGATGAAGTTATTCACTCTAGTGATGTAGAGGAACCATCAACTCTAGAAGAAGGTCAGAGATGGCGCAGAACGACAAAAGCAGTCATGGGTACTAGAAGCGTTCCTGAGTATCAGGGCATTGACCAAGCTAAACTTGTTCCATTGCTAACGGCTGCACTGCAAGAAGCAATAAGCAAGATAGAAGCATTAGAAACTAGAGTAGCAGCATTAGAGGGCTAACATGGACAGACGTAGCGCATCATCAGCCCATGAACGCATTGACGGCATCGAGAAGCAGTTAGTCGCGCTGCAAACGACTGTAGACTTGCAGATGCGAGATTTATTTAACAGGGTAAAACGACTAGAATATATTTACCTGGCTACATCCGGATTTATTATTGCGCTATTGCTCCGGATGACTTTGATGGGGTGATCTGATGTCAGATAAGTTGCCAAAGGTAAACATACTGACAGCCGGAACAATGGTAGTGGCTACTGTGGGAACAATTAGCGGAGCCATATGGTATGCCTCTGGGCAAGCATCAATCATTGAAGGTCTGACACAACAAGTGGAGACTTTGACTATTGAAAACAACGCAACGGATCGCACAAATCTGATCAGGGATGTTGAAGAAAATACTGAACAAATAGCAGAAATCATAGAATATATAATTGAGGTTGAAGAAGAAGGCGGTGACACAATCGATGAGATTTACACCACCCTTGATGATCTTGAAGCAGAAATCTACTCAGAATTTGAAATCGTTTATGATGATATGTCGGGTTTTTTGGCTCAGTTCAATGAAATAATAGAATTAAAAGCCCGTGTTAAAACGCTCGAAAATACGCTAGAATACCTGACAAGAAGTCCTGTTCATTCTGACGCGAGATAAGTCATGGAAGTATTTACGATCCTTGCCGGAATAAAGTCCGGACTTGCAGCCGGTAGAACCGTGGCAAGTTTAAGCAAAGAGATCGGCAAGTTTTTTGATGAAACCGATCAGGCAAAGAAAGCATATAGTAAAAAAAGAGGGTCTAGCACAAGTGTCGGGCAAGAGAGTTTATCGCGTTGGGCAGATTTGCAGCAAAAGGCACAAGCTGAAGAAGAGTTAAGAGAGTATATCGTGAATACTCACGGATTAAGCAAATGGAATGAGTTGCTAAAAATACGCAAGGAAGTTCTCCAAGAAAAGCGTGAACTAGAAGCTAGGTTGCGCCGTGAAGCGATAGAACGTCAAGAAATGGCTTTAACCATTGCAGGGATTTTAGTGCTTCTCACGGCTTCTGCAATGATTGCAGGGGCTTACTTGCATTATATGAATTGGATTGACCTGAGAGATTATTTTCGATGACTTATGTTTTAATATTCCTGCATTTTATTAACACAGATAATCTTAAATATTATCAAATAGGCACATATTCGGATTTAAGTGAATGTCAACTAGAAGCAGAAAAGGCTCAGATAATGGTGACACACAACAGCATGAAAGTTTCGTGTTTGGAGATCATGACCCAATAGTAATAGAACACGGCAAGAAATTTGCCGCATATGATAAACGTGGACGGTTAATAATATTAGGATATAATAGGCGCATAGTTCAGGAGTACGCAAATGAACAAAGAAAAATACGACTTAAATGATAATGGTCAAATCGATCCGGATGAACGTGAAATCATGTTAGAGGATCGTAGGCGCATGATGGAAGATGCAGACGCAAAAAGAGACGCACAACTTAGAATGACTTGGTTCGCATTGTCAGGAATGTTGGCATATCCATTGCTGATTGTTTTGGCGTCTTGGTTAGGATTAGAACAAGCATCGAATTTGCTTGCAGATATAGCAGCCGTTTATGTTGTGGCGGTTTCCGGAGTAACAGCCGCATATTTTGGCTTTACTAATATGGGGGGTAACAAATGAGCCTAGTCAACAGTCTTATAGGACCAGTTTCAGGACTACTGGATAAGTTCGTTGAGGACAAAGATCAGAAAGCCAAACTCGCGCACGAGATCGCAACGATGTCGGACAAACACGCGCAAGAACTCGCGTTGGCGCAGATTAGCGTCAATGCAGCGGAGGCGGCATCTGGAAGCCTTTTTAAAGGTGGGTGGCGTCCTTGCGTGGGTTGGATTACTGCTCTTGCATTTGGCTATCATTTTATTTTTGTCCATTTTGCCCTTTTTGTTGTAGGACTGTTCGGGGCTGAGATGCCTGATCTTCCTGAATTAGAGATGGGTCCGCTATTAACCGTTCTTGGCGGTATGCTTGGCATAGGCTCACTCAGAACGTACGAGAAGCAAAAAGGATTGACCAAATGAGTACAGCAATGAAGTTACTTCAGGCTAAGTGTGGAGCCGTTGCAGATGGGCATTTTGGCCGGAACACTGCAAAGGCTATCTGTAAACATTATGACCTGTCAGCCAAGCGAGGGGCGCACATACTAGGCCAAGCAAGCCATGAAAGCGGTGGATTTAAGCGAACTAAGGAAAGTCTTTATTATAGCACTCCTGAACGCATACAAGCCGTCTGGCCATCCAGATTTAAAACTGTTGACGATGCCAGACCCTATGCCAAGAACCCTGAAGCACTGGCGGCAAAGGTTTATGTTAGAAAGTCTCTTGGGAATATGACCGAACAGGATGCCATCGATTTTATCGGGCGCGGATTTATCCAATTAACCGGCCGTGGAGGGTATCGATCATTTGCGTCTGATATGCGTATTCCGGAGATTATGGAGAACCCTTCTTTGGTGGAAACTGAATATGCTTTTGAAAGTGCTTTATGGTTCTTTCGCAAGAACAATCTTATGGCTCTTGCCGATCAGGGTGTTGATGATGACACCATTAAGCAGATCAGTCGAAAAGTTAATGGCGGCTATCATGGGCTGTCTCACCGGCAAGAGGAAACCAAAAAGATTTATGAATGGTTAGTTGGCTAGTATTTCATTAATTATCGCTCGATCTTCTTCACATTGATCAATAGCTTCTTGCAGCATTTTCACAAATGATTTTGGATTGGCGATAATCTTTTTGGGATCGAAGTCGTATTGCAAGGTGTTTTGCACTTGCTCAATCACATCCCTTTTTTGACGTATTATCTCATCAGCCGTTTCGTTGAAGAAGTCTCTCAAAACTGGAATATCTTTTGATAATACTTTGCCGCCAGTAAATCTACGGAATGGCTTAACAATATCGTGATCCTCTTCAACGTCTATCCACTTATTCCAAGACTGTCGAAAAGCCTTATTTGTCGTAAACTCCAATGCGTAGCTTACTTGTGTTCTTCGATTTAATTTCTTTTCTGGTATTGCATAACTAATCATTTTATTGATCCTTCATTATTTGGTTTGTCATATTTTATTTATATCATATCGTTTGGCGTTATTGCCTAGTCGATATAATTTATTTGTAACATATGATTTTCCATATTTAAGGGATACGGTTCAAAAAAATCATAAGTCATTGATCTGGCTTAAAACTTTACCAAGGTCTAAGTTTAGGTTTTACCAAGTTTGAAGAAACCTGGCTAACATCGCAAAAACCGGCTTCGCCATTTACCGCATCATAAATCGTGTTCATTCCAAGCAAGATATTCCAACATTCTTCTTCACTTGGAAACCAGATGCTAAACTGCAAACGCTGTTCGGCTACTGTATAAATTACCGTCAATAAGGTATAGAAATCCATTTTACTGCTCTTTTTAATATGTTATCATTTTGGTGGGGTAGGCATATTTATTCGCTAAATTCATTGGGGCAAACTGATCTCCCAGTCAGGTTATAGCCTACCTCACGAACATTGCTTAATTGTTTCTCCAATCCTTTTTGCAATTTGTGGCACGATTGCGTTGCCTAGTCCGGCAATTCGGTCCACCCTATTGGGTATCCCATGAACCACTCGCAAAATTCGGGGTTCAGTGGGCCATCTATTTCCGCGTTCAGTGGCTTCTGTTTTCTCTTGTGTTGGCTTGGGCCGCCATTGTTCTTTGCATCCTGAACTGTCAAAGTTGGCCATATCTCTGGCAACGATGAATAATCTAAATCTGTAGTGGGGTGCGTCCGTGGCACAAGCCGGAATAACGAATGTCCTTGTGGCGTACTGGCTCCTTCCCAAATTAGATAAAACCGTGTCGAGGCCCAGAGAGATGTGGCCACGAGTATTTTCGAAAACTGCCCAAGTGGGTCTTTTTGATTGAACAATGGAAAGTATTTCTGGCCAGATATGTCGGTGATCTTCTTCACCTCTTCTGTCTCCGGCAATGCTAAAGGATTGGCATGGGTATCCGGCTGTAATGATGTCACAGTCTGGAACATATCGAGTTGGGTCATTGGCGAGTTCTTTCACATCTTCTGCAATCGGCACATCAGGCCAATGCTTGTTTAATACCTTACGGCAAAAGGGTTCTATGTCACAAAAAAGAACCGGCTTGCTGAGTTTAGCCCACTGAAATCCAAGAGCGAACCCACCAATGCCGGAACATAGATCAACATGACGGAGCATTATTTTTCCCTTACTCCGTTATTCTTATGCAGTTTAAATTTATTTTCGGCTGATATGTTTTTTGTATTGCCGTGCAAAGACTTTCTAACTTTGTCTTTCTCTAGCTTTGCCGACAAGTTCATTAATTTACTTGCTTCTTTCTGGCTTGGCTTCCGGCCAAACACTTTTTCAAACTCATTTAATATATTCATACGTTATACCCTTCATCTCGAAGCCGTGTGATGAGGGTTTCTAGTCCTCTCTTTGCCACAGCATATTCAATCTTTACGTCAACTGTAGCGTCCTGAGAATGGGCTTCCGGCATCAACTCATCAATCTTGTTTATCAATGCCTGTCTGATTTCCCGATCTTTTGGTGATATTTGCATCTGCTTTTCCCTCGCATTGTGGACATGATATTAATTTTACCTCAACTTTCGCAAAATGCGGCATAAAAAATATCGGGTAAATTGTCTTTACCTCTATCTGTCCTTTTCCCTTGCATTGGTGACAAATCATTGAACTACAAAAAAGCTGTCAATGTTATAGGCGGCAATCGTCATAAAGATGATCGCCAATACAAAAATGATGATGTCCTGTTTATCAAGCATTTTAGTTTTCCCCT